TCCACGGGATCCTGCCGGTTATTCCCTCACGCAAAGGCTGCAGCGTTCCACAGAAAACAGACTGCCGGCGTTACAGGGACCGTAACCGCATCGAGCGGATGTTCAACAGACTCATGCAGATGCGCCGCATCGTGACCCGTTAGACAAGACCGCCTTGTCCTTCATGAGTTTCCTCAATCTCGCTGGCGTAAGGTTCTGGATCAGATCTTGGGTCAACGTCGCCTAATAACCACGCATATGTACGACCATTTTTGTGAAGAACAAACAGGCGGTATTAAAATATACTGCTATTAGAGCGGCAACAATCAAGCAAGAAAAAATATAATTCATCCGGATAGGTTTTGTTGCAATCACAACTCCAGACATGAATACGATGGCAGAAAATATTCCCCTAATATTTATAGGTACAATGTAGAATATACCTATAAAATATAAAATCATTATTATGGGTAAGTATAATTCACCGACAAACTTTCTGTCTGAAAACATATGAATTCCTTTTTGATTTGGGTTCCTTATATTGCAAAGATTATAAAGAACCCGAAATTATTAGTTACTCTTCAAATGTTGCTGCTGATTCCTGGGATTGACATGATTTTGTTGGTACCAAGGATCTAATCCGCATCCGTAGAGCATACCAGCCCCAGCAATGGCTCCGCCTGTTAAGGCTCCTCCAATTGTCCCGACTACCGCGCCAATAGCTGGGTTGGGGGTGCGTATGCCAGCAGTAAATCCTGTTGTTGCTCCTGCTACGGCGCCTGTTGCTACAGCCGTACCAATGGAAGAAGCTTCACAAGAGTGACTATCTCCGTCACCGCCGCCAGCCACCAATTCTATCTCATTAATACTCAATACTCGCACTGAAATTTCCTTTCATATTCGACTCCGAAACAATTCCATTTGTAACGTAAAGTGTCAATGGTTATCGTTGAGATATGGCGAAGTCTCATAATCAGGATAGTAGACGTGTTATTGTTTGGATCGCGAGACTCAAGCAGATGCATCGTATCAGACCACATTACGACAAGACCGCCTCGTCCTTCATGAGTTTCCTCAATCTGGCCGGCGCAGGGTTATGGATCAGATCTTTTGCCAACGCCGCCTAGTTGACGCCGCAAGTTGTCCGAACCACAGCGATTTGCCGAGCAGCCTCGACGAGATGGGGACATTCCTGCCGATGCGCCCGGATCTCGGCTGCCATTTCCGTCTGAAAATCGGCCGTCCAGGGATGCAGGGCAGGGCACATCACCTTGATGCGCGGTTGCGCACATCCAGCCAGCACCAGGCACAATAGGACAGCCCGCATCACGCTTTCCCCTTATCCAGAGCATCCAGAAGCTCGTCCACGGTCTGCGGAGCATCGGCGCCGCGCTGTTCCATGGCTTGCAGCTGCGTCACTTCAGACTCAGCGTCTTTGACATCCTGAGCAGCCGTATCGGCCTTCTGCGATTTGCCCCCGGCTCGATAGAGCCCGAAGGCCGACGCCACAGCCACAAGGGCCATGACGCCGACAATCGCCAGATTGGCAGTATTCACTGAGCTGGCGTCTGAGTGACGGGGCCAGCAGCGATGACGCGCTCCAGATCCGTAGCACCTTCCAGCGTCTTTGTCAGAGCAGCATCGAACGCCGTGATATCGACATGCTCGGCCAGCTTGGACATCGAGGCGGCGAGAACACCCTGAAGCACGAGGCCACCGACGCTGATGCCCTGCTGCACCGTAGGCGTGTCAGCCTTGCCCAGAGACTGATTCACGAGACCTTCTAGAGCCGTGACAGATGTAAAAGCCATAACTGTTTCTTCCATAAAAAAAGCCACCTCGATGGGCGGCGTTGCATCCGACGGTCTGACAGCAGGCTTGCTGCCTCCTTCGGAGATCTGAGGAATGAGGATGATCGAACCAGGTCCGACGGACGGGTTCAGTCAGGTGGGGGTTTTGGGCTTGCCCTTGCTGTCCAGGATCGGCACGCCGCTGTCTGCACCGGCTTTCTTCAAAAGGGGCGCTTCAGCCCGCGTCGTCATGACGGCCGTGAGCCCGATCTTGTACATTGCAGCAGCATATTTCTGCTCGAAGGCCAGAAAGCTCAGAAGCTGATACGGCCTCACCCAGATCGATCCCGGATCCGGCGGCGCAATCCTGGACCGCAGGAAGCCGCAGAGATTCAGCAGCATCGACGTCAGAACAAGAAAGATGCCACCCCAGAGTAGGACTTGAGTCGGGAGCAAGCTGAGAAGGTCAGACCATTGCATGGCTCGGCCCCATGACTGTCCGCTTGCCCAGGAACACGTCCCGTTCATAGGCGCGGCGCGTGGTCAGGCCAGCCAGTTCGACCAGGTGCCCTTTAACGGTCGCCTTGTTCCAGCGTGTCAGCTCATTGGCCGCACCAACGTAACAGCCAGCATTGAGCTTGCGCAGCAGCGTGGAGCTTTCCACGGCCGGTGTGCCGACATTGTACTGCCAGGACAGAAGAGCCGCCCGCTGGACGACAGAAAGTGGAACCTTGATCAGACGTGACAAAGAGATCTCCAGAGCCGTGACAGACTGCAGCAGCAGGCTGGCAGCATCCGCCTCACTGATGGGCGGCGTCTTGGCCGTGACGGGCTTGCCGTCTTTTAGCCAGCGGCTGCCGTAACCGATCGTCCAATAGCCAGCAGGGCAGACATAGGGCTTCGACCGGAATCCTTCGAAACCGGGCAGCTTCAAGAGCATCGTGGCGAGCACGACGGCAGTTTCATTCATGGGATTTTTCCATAAAAAAAGCCGCCCAGTTGGGCGGCTTTAGTAGCGAGAAATAATACCCGTCAGGTATCAAAGGTTATTCTGTTATTGCTTGAGTCTACCCAAATTTTTGGATCTGTGACTGTAAGGGTAATCGTTCCGCTCTTGGCGCCCTGAAGCACACAAGTCTGATTCCCTCCTGCCAGCAGATCAGCCATTTTGAACGAACCTGCACGAACTACTCGCCCGTTAAAAATATAGTTTGTGAAAACTACTTTCTCAGTTGTTTTGAATGGACGCCCTTTCCTGTGGTTCCACACCTTCATGAGATACGTTTTTCCGGGAAGTAATTTATTTCCGTTAATTACGGTCATGACAGTTAAGTCTCTTTTCGTTAAACCTTCAAAATCACTATCAATTTGAATTTTTTGTGTCAAACAGTGTCACTACTTTCCAATTGACACGACCATATGCACGACCCCCGACCCTAAGATGGAGGTGGCGAGCGTAATGATGGCTGTAACCACAGAGCGCGCCCCGAACAGGCGGTCCAGCTTGCTGTTGATCTGCTTGTTCGCCGTTTCCATTTTCGTTTCCAGGCTTGCGATCTGGTTTCGAAGGGATGCGATTTCAGACCTGACCTCACTGCGCAACGTGTCGTGTTTGTCGTTCAGACCATCTGCAAATGTTTCCAGTTTCAGAGCGCGGTCCTGAAGGACACGGATTTCAGCCTGAAGAGAGGCAAGAAGGTCTTCAGGTCTTTGAGCGTCAGGCATGGTTTTTCCATAAAAAAAGCCACCCGCAGGCAGCTGTCAGAGAACGTCAGAAAAGAAAGACCAGAGATCAGGCCATGATCGGATCTGGCCGCGGCGGCAGGGCCGTGCTGGTCGTGTCCGTGCCATCCGCAATAGCAGCGATGGCCTTCACATAGGCCTTCATCGGATCCGTGAAGGCTTCGCCCATCGCAGCCGACAGATTGACCTGATACTGGATCCAGGCCTGTTCGGATTTTGCCTGGTCAGGAAGCGGAACGGGAACAGGCGGCGGCGTGTAGTCGATCAGCTTTCCGTCCTGAACACCCTTATTTCCCTTGTCCGCATAGTCTCCACCCAGGGCCTGCCAGTCAGCAGCGGACAGCAACAGGAGGTTGGCCAGAGAAAAATTCTTGTGCGAGCCCAAGCTCCAGAGATCGTACCACCCAACCACCGGAGCCGGCTGTGCAGCAGTGTGGTCGTATTCCGCCGCGTAGCGTTTGGCGTAAACCAGCGCGCCGTCAGAAACCGGAATATTGGTCGCCCAAGCTGTTTCCGAAAACTGCTCTGCTGTCAGGGCAATCAGATCAGATGCAGCCGGCAATGCCAGAATGTCCACCTTCTCCTGGGAATTGTTCACGGTGCCACTCCAGACGTCCAGGACGCTTGTGACGACAGATCCGTCCGTTGTCGCATAATAGCGGTCTGGATAGGCGGCCTTGATCGCATCAAGTGCTGTTGTCATTTATTTTGGCCCTATTGCAATAACATCGATATCAGTGGTTCCCCCGCCGTTAATCCACAGCGTGAACCCGCCCTTATCGGCAGACGTCGCCTTGCAGTTCATGTCGCTGCCATTACGGTTCTGGGCAATCACCTGCGGTGTACCGGAGAACCCGGAACTGAAATTGACCCGCGTGAGAGACGTTACGTTATACGCTGTCATCCGGACGATCTTTTCCGATCGATCCATCGGCAGATCAGATACCAGCGCGTAATCTCCCGCTGGCTGGTAATTCCCCTTTGGCTGCGCATAATCGACGATCATTTGCGAGGTACGGCCGCTCGTAGGCAGAATCAGCGTCCCCCAGGAAACGGCTGCCTGAAAATATGCTGCGGCATTATCGCTCGTCGGCGCATTAACAAGTTGGAGGTTATAGACAGCCAGGTTTCCGCCAGACGCTGTGCCGTCAATTTTTTGCCCGACAACCCGCGTCAGGTCGGAAACACTCCCTGACGACGCATAGTTACCTGCAGGCTGATACGCAGCCAGATCGGTTTTCCAGGCAACCGAACCTCGCAGATCACTAACAAAATCACCTGTTTCCGTTAACTGCCAACGCCGCTCACCCTGCCACGTCCAGGCCCTGAGAACTGCGTAGGTCGAAACACCAGGGTTAACTTCCATCCAGAGATCAGCCCGGTACGTTTGCCCCTGAGTGGACGGGACGCCTGAATTATTGATCAGGTACCCCGTGATAACCGTTCCAAGCGATGCGCTGTAGTAAAGGCTTCCGCTTTTTGAATTTCCGTTCGCAGACACGGCACGCGCCGAGAGATCACCCCGCAGCGCCAGAGACCCATTGCCATCGAGGACAGGCGTGTAGGACGCCGGCACCCAGGAATAGACCCGGACGGTTCCGGTGAAATTCAGCGCCTGCACCGTGTTCTGCGTCGTCCCTGTCACGGTTTGCCGGCTCAGGGTATTCGGTGTTCCAACCGTCAGGACACCCACACCCCATTCGGCCTGCGTGCCATCGTCGGCAAAATAGAACACCTGTCCGCCACCCGGAGCCGCCGAGGCAAACGAGCGTCGGTCCTGAACGGCGCCGTTCAGCACGAACGACCCCGTACCCGGATTGGTGGCCGTCTCCAGGACAAGATCAAGAAGAAGGGGAGCTGCCACGTCAAAGCCTTTCCGTCAGTGTGAGAGTTTGAGAGTGCCGGTCGGCTGGCCCGAAGGGGTTGGAGAGATCACCGCCCGACAGACGCCCGAACAGCGCTGTCTGGGCTAGCGCGGAGGCATTCATAGACGGATCCGGCACGAACAGAATATTCTGGCCCGTGGCCGCCACGCGCTGGATTTGCCGCAACACGACCGCATCCGCATCGCCGTAGGACTGATGCGCGATCGACAGGCCACGCTGGACGTACCGCGCATCCACGAACTCACCACCAGACAGCGTCGTGGTGCTCTGCTGCCCAACCGTCAGGCTTTCGGTACTTTCGGACGAATAGTTCCGCACGGGCTGCCAGAGCGGCCCAGCATAGGCCAGCGGGATCGAAATGAAGCCGTCCGGATTGCTGGCATCCCAGACCGTGATTTCCAGAGAATCACCAGACACAGGCGTTCCCAAAATCCGCAGGCATTGCCCGTTCTGGATATTGGCACCAGCCGTCTGATCGAACGTCACGGTCGTGCCGTTACGGATCTGAATGCGCCAGGTTGCTGCTGTCGTCAGGTTGGTCCGGTGCAGACTGATCGCCCGGATCGACTGGACAGAGCCAAGCGCCGCCTTGACATCAGCACTCCATCCGGTTCCCCCGGCCGCCACGCGCCAGGCGAGGCTTGCCGCGCCCTGCTGGTTTTGCAGGTTGGTAACGGGCAGGCCAGAAACGCCATTGCCGGACAACGCAGCCGGCAGCAGTACATTCTGCCAGCCAATGCCGCAGTTTTGCATTTTCAGACCAGTATTGTGAGGGTTGTCGTATTGCCGGAGCTGGTGACGTGTTCACTGACCACAATCCCCGGCACGGCTGATTTCGCACCCGGCACAGGCGCCTGGAGCGATACCGCATCCCCGAGATCCACGGCCAGAGCCACGGATTGCGGCACGTCCACCGCCCAGAGATGGCGGCGCTTGCCCCAGACCGATCCGTGCCAGTGCGCAATCCCTACAGCATCCGCCTGATTGGCCAGGGCCGTGGAGATCAGCGCAGGATCGTTTGGAACGCGCCACTGAGCTTTGACGGTCGTATCAAACCACACAGCACCCCGATCGCTTTCGGCAATCAGGGACTGGCGATCCGCCGAGGCCTGCGGGTGCAGACCGGATCCGGACGTCTGGACCGTGAAGTTATGCTGCCAGCCAATGCGCCAGCGCCAGGTGGGCGGATCCAGAGAACTGTCCAGGGACACAGGCGAAATCGCGCTGATCACGTCCGTGGTCAGGGTCAGGACCGGATCGCCCGCATCCGCAGGATCCTGCAACCGGATCGGTCGTAGGGTGCCTGTTCGTGTCGGGACCAGGGAAATCCCCAGACCCGACAGCAGCGTGCTGACCGCCTGACGGCCTGTCACACTGCTGGACCCGTCCCAGAACCACCCGCCTGCATACGGTGCCAGGCTGGACGTCGCAGTCCAGGTCGCATCGATATAGGCAGAGGGCATGACCATATCTTCGATCAGGAACTGTCGCAGAACGTCCAGGACGTTGGCAGCAGCCGCGCCGGATCGGAAACGGCCCACCGCATCGACGGTGATTCCATAGACGGGCTTGGTGCCCAGCCTGATCCAGGTGCCCGCGCTACTGGACAGAACCGTGTAGGTGCCCGGATCCGGAGACGTGGCATAAAGATCGGTGACGGTCCCGCCAGAAGCGATGCCGGCGTATCCACCCTCGTACAGCGCCACCACATCCGCCGGCCCGTCTGACAGCTGATAGACGTAGTTGCTGCTGTCGATCAGAACAGGCGTGACGTTGCAGACCGTACCCCGCAGGCGCGGCACATCCCGGCCGACGACGTTGCTATCGCCATCCAGACGCCCTGTGCCTCCATAAACCGAGACAGGAACGGTCCCGTCCAGCCAGTAGGTCGCGTCGAGCAGCGTGATGGAGACGCTGTTCAGACCTGGCTGCCAGTTTTTCCCCAGGCCAGCGAACACAGGACGCAGAGAGGCGGACGCCGGATCCGTCCAGATCTGTCGGGTGCCATCCCAAAGCCGCTCACCTTCCCGGAGCGTAACGGGAAGATGGTCATTCACACGGCTTTGCAGCAGACCGTCCAGAACGCCGTCCGGATTGGCCAGCGTCAGGATCCCGATTGAGAACGACCCGCCCAGGGCATCGGCTGACAGGGTCAGGGACCGTGACAGATCCAGCGCCTGGGTAACATAGGGCGGATAGGGGATGTGGTTTTCATCCACATAGCCCGCATCCGAGAACCGCAGGGTTTCGACGGATTCCGGATTATCCGGATATTGCGTCAAAGCCCCCCACGGCACATTTCCCCACCCTGGAACCGCTGCCGGCTGCGTGACGGCCGGCAGAACGATTTCCAGTTCGACTGTGCGAAACCTCATGCCGCCCTCGGCCGTGTGGCGTCGGTGACAGCCTGAAGCTGAAACTGTTTCTGCATACCTTCCACCACTTTCAGGAGAGCTGCCATCTGATCCGATACCGCCTTGGTGGCATCCGTCTGCTGGTTGGCCAGCTTTTGGACCAGGTTAGCCGTGATCTTGTCACTGTCCGACTGGCCAAGGGCTTTGAGGATATTCGAAACCTGCGTGAAATCCGTGCTGTATCCGGTACCGGAGCCCTGCCACGTTTTCGACGTGGACAGGAAGGTACTGGCATCGGACTGGATCCGCGACAGGGCATCGTAATCCCCGCCCATGGCGGCCTGATAATCGCTCATCAGGTTGTCGTTGGCGCTCTGGTACTGCGCCTGGGCAGATAGTGGCGACGCGTCAGACGTATTCAGCCCCCGCGCATAATCTGTCAGGCTGGAAAACACCGACGTGACAGACTGCTGCGCCTGATCCTGATACTGTTTCAGTTGCGCCACGGACGTGCCGTTGTACTGCTGCTGGATCTGGAGGCGTTCGGCCGCCAGTGTTTTTTCCAGATCGGCCGACTGATCCACGTAGGCCTGCTGGGACGAATACGCATCGCCCAGGAACGAACGCCACGTGTCTTTCAGCGACTGTCGCTGCTGATCGGCACTGGTGTCGAAATTCAGGAGCGCTGCGCCCTCATCATCGCCCGTGGCTGTCAGGTAACGCGCCCGGACACCCGCATCAGACTGATTGAGCGTGGTCATGTTGTTCGCATAACCCTGATCGTACAAAGACTGATATTTGGACGTGATCGAGGACCCATCCAGGCCATACGCCGAAGCCTGCGACGCCGCAGCGTCATAGGTCTGTTTCAGCGTCGCCATCTGGTCCACCCAGGACTGCTGTCCTGAGACCGTGGCCTTGAGCAGCCCCGGCATCGTGGTATCCACGAACGTGGTGATAGTGGAGATCTGCGTCTGGAGATCGGACGTGGACAGCGATTTGCCGTCCAGCGCCGTATCGAGCGCCGTTTTCAGATCCCCGGTCGCTTCGGTGAAATTCTGGATCGTGACGGTACCGTCCGAGTTGAATTTCGAGACCGAGACGCCAAGCTGATCAACCGTATCGGCCATGGTCTTCAGGCTCTGGATCGCTGCCGTATAGGTGGAAACGTCCGTGATATCCGAGGGCATCCCCTGAGACAGCGCCTGATTGAACGTGGCATCAGAGCTGGTCAGCGTGGAGCTTTTCAGAAGGTCTGTCAGGGAAACGGACCGCATCGCCGCATTTTTGTTGTTCTTGTCGTCACGGACCGTTCCCAGATAGCCGCCGCCGATATCAGCCTCCGTCGAGGACAGGACGCTGTTGATCGAGGATATGTCTGTCTTCAGCTGCGCCGTGATCGTGTCCGTCTGTGCCTGGTTCCAGGTCTGGCCCAGAGACAGCTGGCCGTCGATCGTTTGCACCTGGTCGATCGTGTAGGGGTTCTTCTTGTGCCCGAAGAGGCCACCAAGAAGGCCGCCTAGACCACCGCCGATAACGCCGCCCAGCATTGTGCCGATCGGGCCAATGAAGGAACCCGCAATGGAGCCGGCAACAGAACCCGCGCCACTACCAAGCGTCCCGTTTGTGCCGCCACCAATGGAGGATAGCGCCGACCCCAGACCAAAACCCCCGCCGATACCGCCCAGCAGGTTCCCTACCGTAGCCGTCCCGAACAGATTGGTTTTCAGGCCCGAGGACAGCCAGGAGGTTCCGCCAAGTGAACTGGCAGCTGAACTTCCACCAGAAGAAAAAGCCTCAACACTTGTCCCTGCGCCCCTGAAAGGATCGCTGCCAACAGAGCCGCTTCCAAAGATACTCGAAGAAGATCCGCCAGAGAGCAGCCCACCGATATCACTCAGTGTATTGCGGCTCTGACCATCAATCGCATTCAGCAATGGGTTGATCAGTGCCAGCTTGGCGATCATCGAGACGATCTGGCTTTCTATCCCCTGCATGGCCGACTTGAAGGTCACACCCCCATTGGCCGCATTGACGAAGGCCTGGGTAAAGTCGTTCGAGAGCGTATCCGCCATGGACGAAATATCAGAGGTCAGCTCATTCAGCGCGTCTTGCTGATGCTGGTATTCCGCCGTTGCTTCAGCCATCTTTCCTGTCAGATCGATGTAATCCTGGGCTTCAGGCGGAAGCACCTCACCATACTTCCGGTGCATCTCCAGTTCAGCCTGCATGACTGTCAGGTTGACCTGACGAGCCTGTGCGTTTTGACCAATCGAGGCGGTCTGGGCTGCAATCATTTCGAGATTGTCAGACAGACCAGCATTCTGCTGAACCTGCTGTGCCTTGAGTTGGGCCGCAGCCGATTCATCAAGTGCCGCCGTGCGCTTCTGGACTGCTGTCAGAAACTTGGGAGACCCCTCATCGAAATCGTTCAGGGCTTCCGTATAGGCCTGCTGATAATTTGTGGCATGCTGAAGTGCTACGGCAGATCCGCCAACAGCATCGGCAATGGCCTGCTGTGATCTGGCCTGCCGTTCAGCGGAAACCGTGCCGTCATCATAGGCCGACGCCAGCTGCTGCTGTTTTGCTGCCATCGCCGCCGTCAGAGCCTGCTGATCCGTCCCAGTCCCGCGTGTGGTCTGGTCGAACTGCGCCACAACTTCGGCCATGCTGCGCCAGTAGCCAGTCTGGGATTTTAGCGGTTCTAGGCTGTCCGTCAGTCCCTGAGTGATTTTCTCTTGCGGACTGAGAGTATTGGCCAGAGCAACCCTGGCAGACGTGATGCTTTCCTGTATCTCCTTCCATTTCTGAGAGCCAATATCTTGTGTCGCCAGGAGTTTCTGTTGAGACGCAATGTAGGCTTCAATCCCGGCCCGCTGTTCTGACCAGCTACTGGCAGAATAACCGCCCGCCGCATCTGCTGCTCCACCTGTGAGGGAGCGCGTATTGTCGATGACGCCAGCTGACGTTGCGTGCTGGATCGCAGCTGCGGATCCGGAAGTGCTGCCCGTATGATCCACATACTGATGTCCACCGCTTTCATGTCCGATCACGCCCTTGAAGAGATTGACCAGGCGAGAGGATAGCCCCAGCCTTGATGCTTCAGTATCGATCAGGCTGGACGTATCAGAAGGCAGGGTATTGATGTCGTAGCCATAGACGGCGGAATTGTAGGATTTCTGGCCTGAACTGCCGACTTTGTTGCCGCTGTAATAGGCCAGCGTGTTGTCCCAGTTTCCGCCGGCACGCGCATTGGCCTGCTGGAAGATCTTGATTGCTGCGTCAATGTTCCCCTGTGGCGTGCTGATGTCGTAGCCGGATCTATAACGGGGATCGACTTGACCGAGCCCGTAGTGATGATTCCCGCCGGCATAGTTATCGAGCACCGTGCTTCCAGCCAGACCGTCCGTGCTGACCTTGCCAGTCGTCGGGATTAGCTTGATCAGATCCGTCAGCCATTCCAGCAGACGCGCACCCATGCCCGTGACCAGATCACCGATCGCCTTTGTCACCGGAGAGGCTGTTTTTTCCAGATCCTCAAGAGAACGCTGGAACGGCGTCAGGCCCTGATCATAGGCATCCTTGGACGCATCCCTGATTTTGCCAATGACTAGCGCATAGGCCTCGCCCTGCTCGCCGCTGGCTTGAAGGTTCTTAACCTGTTCGACCAGGGCAGCATCCACGCCTGGAAGATGCTGCTTGTAAAGCGCCTCGATTTCAGCGGTTGGATCAACCATGGCGGTCTGCACGGCCTTGAGGCCATCTTCCAGGCTGCCGAAAATGCTTCCTGCATCCCGTGCGATCCCGGAGAGGGTAGAAATATCTGTGCTGGAGCCCGTGAAATTATAGGTGCTACCAATCGCCGTGGCAGCCGATCGGGCGGATGTCTCATCCCAACCCGGCATGCCCTTCAGACTTTCCGCAGCCGAGGTGATGGCGCCTGCCATATGCAGGGCATCTTCCCGGGTTGCCTTCAACTGCGTGGAGAGCTTGGCCAGTCGCGATTGTTCTTCTTCAGCCGATGACGCCATTTCGTAGATGGCAGCGGTAGCTGTAATGGCGCCCGCTGCCAGTCCAACCGTCAGACCACCGCCAACGAGTTTTACGGCGTTCCCAAGACCTCCCATGACCTGAATCATGTTCGGCACCTGATAGAAGGCCGCCTTCATGGCGGATCCGCCAGACATCACCTGATCGAAAAATTTATGCGCTTCATCAGCGACAATGCCGAACTGATAGCCAGACAGCTTGACCTTGTCGGTCGTGTCCCCGATGGCTTTATTGGCATCTGTCGAGGCCTTGGCATCCTCGGCCAGGGCCTTGCTTCGCTCACGAATAGTCTCGACTGCCTTGGTGGAACTTTTCTCGACTCTTTCGTAAATCCCAACCTGCGTTGAGACGATGTCGTTATACTGTTCCTGGCTGATCGCACCTTTCTCTAGTCTGTCGCGAGCGCTTTCAAGCCTTTGCTCAAGACGTGAGAAAGCCGCTTCGGTCCGGTTGACTGCCTGCTCAACCCCATTCGTGGTTTTGACGAACTGAACATTGGTCTGTGTTACTGTCCGCAGGGTCTCGTTTTGCGCATCAACGCTTTTCGAGGCGCTGTCGACTGATGCCCCCATGTCACGCGAACTCTGGGCAATCCGGGCGGCTTCCTGAGAATACCGGTTCTCAAGGGTGGCAATCAGTGTCGAGACGCGTGTCGCCATGGGTTACAAATCCTAGCCGGAATAATCGGGATCGCTCATGACGAGCGCGGGATAGGTGATGGGCTGTCCAGGAGCGAGATCTTTTCGTCTCGCCAGATAGGCCTGGCCGCGACGAAAGGCAGATGAACGCATGTCGTGCTTTGCAAGACGGCGGGCTGCACCATCTTTCAGAATGTACGGCGCTTTGAAGCCACCGACAGATCCGCTCAGATTGATGAATTTCCGCCAGACTGTGATGCCCGGATATTTGCGATACACAGCCTGTCGCACGGCTTCGACAATGCCCGGAGAAACGGACATTTTCGGCATCGCACCAACGTCGATTTTCCGGGCGTACGGCGCGGGATTGACGATCGTCACTTCTGCATCAAACGGCAGATCCTCGATATCACCCGTCCAGATCTTATCCCCGACCAGAAGAACCCATGCATCGCGATAGCTGCCCGATGCGACTGGAGATTTGGCCCGGCAAAGATCCAGTGCAAAGGACGCGGCGTCAGAGATCAGCCCGAAATTGTAGACGATGCTTCCGCCAACCTGGAGCTCAGTTTCGGGGGCACCTTCAACCCCGTTCACAGATCGAAACCAGTGAAAGGATGCTTCTCCAGTGGAGATGAGGCGATCTCGCTCAGTAGTCAGATCTGTAATCAGACCGTTTCGCGCGGCATCGACGGAAATATCGTCCGTCACGAAACGGCTCATCTGCTCGACAAATGACGCTGCGCCACGACGGGCCATGGCTATTTCCTCAGAGCGTTCTGGAGATCCCGCGTGATCTGAGCGTTCCGGTGCGTGAGGAACACGACGTCCAGCGCCCGGACCAGGCGAAACACAAGCGGGCGTTCGTCAGCTGTCACGCCGCTGGCATCACACCAGCGATCTACGGCTACCCAGCCGATGGGTTGGGGACGGGAGATGATCCGGATCGCCCCCATGCCTGCACCCAGACCGTCGGTAATCCAGGGACGGTCATGCTGCAGATCGTGCCAGGCCCGCCAGGGCACCTCATTCCAGGGATCCGGGAGAACACGGTGCTCCAGAGCCGCTTCGCGGATCTCCGGAACCTCGTTCTCTCCCATAAATTGGCCCCACTCCATCTCCCACTGGAGTGAGGCAATCAGTTTCCCTCAGAAGCCTTGGCCTGTTCTTCACGATCGGAACCGACACGGCCAGCCGCCATCAGGGACAAGGTGACAAGGGCAGGATATTCACCGCTGGACAACATCTCACGGAACGCATCGACTGTCAGATCCTGTCCGTTGTCGCCTTCCAGTCCTTTGACGCCCAGCACACACTCCTGCGCCAGCGCCTTGCCCTGGCACAGATCATCGTTGGAAGGTGGCAGCGTGTCAGGAGCGTAAAAGCCCGCGCCAGCCCGAATAGAGCGGTTCAGCTCACGGGCTTCTGCCAGACGCAGCGCATACAGCGTGTCACGATAGGCGGGCGTAAAGCCGCGTGTCGTGATGAAAAACGTGTTGCCTTCCGGACCGACTTCGATTTCCTCGCCCTGAGAGACACGGTTACGGTCGCGGGAGAAGGCACTGAGTTTTGCCATATTAATTTTTTCCGTTTGATTTGAGGGTACAAAAAAGCCGCCTCAGAGGGCGGCGGTTGTCACGTCAGGCTGAATAACCCCACTGGGCATCGAGCCACGCCAGGCGGCCGTCGTACCAGTGCGTCAGATAGGGATAGGACGCGATGGGATTTGTCCCGTAGAGCGCCCAGTCGGCTGCCAGATCGTCAGGTCGAAAACGTGCATAGTTTTGCAGAACCGACCGGAAAGCGGTGCCGGACAATGTTCCTGACCGTCGCAAGTAGGCGTAACGGGCACGGATCTGATCCTGAAACTGCCCACGCATCTGCCTGAAAACAGTTGCCCCATCGCTGGCCCACCCCGTGGTGTCCGGCGGTGCACCATTTGGCTCATTCCACTTCACACCCAGACTTTCATCGAGATCGTAGGAATCAATTTCCCACAATCCGGACGCCGATGTGCCAGTGTAAGACTTCAGGATGACATTGTTCAGCGTACTGTCAAAACTGCCCACCACTTCGATATGAATGATGTAGTCGAGCCAGGACGAAATATTGAGGTAATCGCGATACTGAAGCCAGTTTTTTGGGTCCTTCAGGCAGGCCGAAAACCAGTCAATCAGGCGTCCTGGCACGGATGTGTCAGGCTTGGCGGGCGACGAGAACTCCCAGACAGACGTGTTTAACTGCCCCTTGTCAGACCAGATTGCATCAGAACCGTGCTGAGGCTGGAGCAGGTAGTGGGCCGGGTTCTTGTCGTCAATCAGATAGGTCTGATTGCTGTTATCCGATCGCAGCATATAGCAGCCATAAAACACTGGCTGCGGATCAGAGGGCGTCTGAAGGTAGACATTGACCGGCCAACAGTCACACGAGCACAGAGGCGACTGGAAGAGCGTAGTCTTCGCATTCAGCCGTGCGTACCACGGCGTGAGCTGGCTTGGATCCGACGGAGTGTCTCGCCGGATCTGTCGCCAGATTTCCAGACTGACCGCCTCACGGACCATGGAGCGATCAAAGGCCGTGGGATTGCCCGGAATAGACCCATAGGCCTTGAGTGTGATGGACGTGCTTTCGGCCCACGATCCAAACTGAATGGCAACCTTGCTCTTGCTGCCGTTCTTGACCTTGATCTTGAGGTTCTTCTTGGACGCGCCCGCACTGGTCTGCCCCTGGAGGCCGACTGTGCATTTCCCGCTATCGTTGGAATACAGAACAGCATCACCAGCCAGAATGGCAAATGTGCAGTTTACCCCGTCACTGTCTGTCGGAGCTGACGGCGCGGCGATAACGAACCTGTCCGGCAATGGTAGACGCAGAAACGTTTCTGAGGCCCGCAGGCCCCAGATCGCATTGTCCACAGAGGTTGGGTTATTCCCCATGATCAGGTTTCCTTATGCTGCAGCGGGAGAAGCAGCCTTGGCTTCCAGGGCAGCAATCCGGGCCGTCAGGTCAGCCCACTCCAGACGTTCACAGAACAGGCCCAGAGACAGCAGTTCTTCGTAGCGAAGCGTCTGCTGGGTCGCCTGCGTTTTTCCGTCGGCTTCGTACACTGGCTGGACGGTCGTCGTCGTAGACCCGTCTTCATTTTTCGCCGTCACGATCTGCGTCCGTGGCTCTGAACACCAGAGACCGTATTCCGCAGGATCGAGCCCCTGCGCGGTGAAGGCCGCCTGTACAGCCTGAGCAATGACGCCAATGTGGCGACGATCAGATGCACCATTTTTGAGAGTGTACACAACGCCGCTGATGGCAGCCCAGGCAGCCCGAAGTTTTCCTGTGATATCCACATAACCACTGTCGCCCAGGGTGCCGACGATCGTCTTGTCGTTGGCGTCCGAAACAACCTGCGGCGCCGTCTGGCTTACGATGCCCGACCAGGCGTTGTTGGATGTGCCCAGGCTGGTGACGTTATTGGCCTGTGGGTGCAGCGCGGACCCTCCCACGGCCAGATTTCCGTCCGTATTGCCTGTCCCACCCCAGGCAGTCAGCGTGGCCGCTGTCCCTTCATTGGAGCCGCTATAAAACTGAACGGTGGTCTGGTCGGACCCTCCGGGCTTTCCAGCATGGATATAGGTAATGGCTCCCGTGACCGTATTCAGCAGAATGCCGCCACCGTCATCGATGCCGACGACCCCACCGTTCGAGCTGACAGCGCTCTTCGGAAGATAATTTTCCAGCTTGGTATCGACCTCCGTCCCAGCCGATTTGACTGCAGAAACAGCTTCAGATGCAGATGTCTTGGCGTCAGACGCATCACTGGCAGCCTGTCGGGTCTGACCGGCAAGCGCGTCCAGACGAATGCCAGCTGCTGGTGTAGAGCTGCCCGGATCCAGCACTGTCAGGGCAGAGGCGTCACCGCGCACAAAAGTGTCCGCTCCAACCTTGCCAAAGGTTGTCGGATTTCCATCAGAAAGAGACATGGGTCTTCCAGTATTAAAGAGGTGAGAGCAGCGGGCCGTTCGCCCAGGTGCCAGCAAAGAACTGGCTTCCATCCGTCATGACGGTTTCACCGTCTGGGTTCAGGGACAGTCCTGCCGGCAGGGATTTCGTCCCGGCCTGATACTCAGCGGGTGCCCGGTAGCGGCTTCCGTCAGACATCAGGTCAGACGGCAGGGTCTGCGCATCGGACGGAACAGGACGCACAAAGCCGTCCTGGTCGATATAGATCCGGCTGCCACCCAGTCCGGACACGGCCGTCAGAAGATCCGCGAGCGTGGCGGACGTGGTGCCCGTCTGAAACTGCGTCTCTCCATCCAGCGGAATGGCTGTCGCCAGACGGGCTGGCGTGGTCTGTGTGGCCGGCAGAACCTTCAACGCCGCGACCAGAGATTTGCCGTCGGTCAGGGACAACTGCCCCAGAGCGTCCAGCGCGGCCATGCCGCCTGCTTTGCCCCGGATAGCCGTCACGGCATCAGAGGCAGCGGTCCCGGCTGCTTCAGCCTTGGCAGCCGCGCTAGCCGCAGACGTTTGGGCTGCTGCTACAGCATCATCCAGACCGATTGCCGCACTGATGGCCTGTGCCAGAACCAGAATGGTGACCTGATTGGCACCTGTTCCACCGGCTTTGGTGATGATTCCCAGGAGCGCGTCCGTGGGAGACACGCTGTCCGCAAACGGGAGGCCGGAAATCGGCTGCCCCGGTTGATTGGTTGTTGCCATGTTTCTCTCTATGCGAGCAGCAGCGTGTCTGTTGCCGATCGGAAAACCTGATTGAGCAACGGGACGCCGGCAGGGGATGTGAGGTGACTGGCCCTGTCCGGAGACAACAGCTGCGCCACGGAAATTTTCTGGATCTGCGAAGGGCCAAGGGTGAGAACCCGGCCAGCTGGATCTGTCAGCGCGTTCGGCAGAATTGGTGTGCCGTCTTCCAGAGAGGGCCAGTCTGGTACGTCGTCCGGATCACTGTCCATGTTGATCTGGACAGTGACGGCTTCCGTGTGACGACGGCCTTGCAACGTGTGCAGGGTCAGGCTGACCGGCACCAGTGTGTTCGGTTGGCCGCCTGCCAGACAGACAACGGCGAGGCCGTTAATCTTGCCGCACCAGAGCGCTGTCAGGTCCGAGGACGTAGCAGGATCCGGAACCGTGGCAGAGACGGACAGAAGCGTGTCTCCCGCATCCGCAAGCCAGCGGCGTGGATCCAGTGCGAACTCCAGGACGTCAGCCGGCGCTTTCGGTGCCCAGCTTTGCCGGATCGAGGGAAGCCGGACGCCCCAGAGCGGCGGCGTACTGGACGCCAGCAGACGCAGGGTCCGGGCGGACGCCACTGTCACGCCCGGACAGGATATGTCGGTCATGACGTAGGGTTTTCCTTATTTTCCGCCGGCAGGAACGGCCGGGATCCGGTCGATCTTGAAGGTTCCGCCCGCTGCCAGAGGATTGCCGGAGATGTCGAACGTAGCGATGATCGTGGTGTTCTTGGCGTTCGCATTGATCTGCGGATTGCGGAGGGCTGCGTTCAGGAACGTGAACACGTAGCTGTTTCCGGCCGCGTCCTTCACCGTGATCGCGATCGGCCCCTGCGTGCCAGCGGCATAGAGCTGGTACTCGTCCCATGTTTTGAAAAAATACTGGATCTGGCCTGTTGCCAGAATTTCGCCTGGACGGATCCCGCAGGCATCCGCATGCCCCATGCCATAGTCAGATCCGGAGCCATTCCGGTTCAGTGTGATCTGGACCTGACGGACACAGCCTGCCGGCGCTTTCCCCTGGATTGTCACGCCGACGAAATTTCCGACCGTGTCAAAGATCTTGCCCGTTGGCGCGGCAGTGTAGGCCGTAGCGGGATCTGCGTCTGCAATGGACTGACCTTTAATGGTGTAGTCAAACGCGACAGCCGAAAATCCGCCCTGGGCAAACGTGATCTGCGCTTGTGTGCAGAAAGAACCAGGACGGACAACCCATTTGCCGTTCAGCTTTTCGATGATCGTCCAGGTTTTAACGACGGCACCGTTCTGGACCGTATTGCTGTTCCAGTCCGCGCCAAGGACAGCGGCCAGCATGTCATCGTAAGTGCCATATGACAGGGCGCCTGACAGCGTGCCGGACGTCGTGGTCTGCGTGACCACTTCCTGAGACGCTTCGATATCAGCGTTGATTTCATCCGGACGCTGCGTCGTCGCCTGCGGGCGGAAATTCTCGCCCGTAAATCGCGTGCTCTGGAATGTCCCGGTCGCCTGGACGCCGTAGTTCTGTTCCAGACCGTAAGCAATGGCCGTATCATTGGACTGGGCACCGGCCTGATACCCTGCTGTCGAGCCCGTGAAGGCCATGGTTTTACCTCATAAAAAAAGCCACCGCGAGGGTGGCTGTGTCAGAGAAAATCAGGGGGACGGCAGAGGCAGGACGACGTCCTGGTACCGATAGGTCACGGCCAGACTGAACCGCACCCAGTTGCCGGGCTGATCTTTATCGGGCGGATCGTAAGACTTCCCGTCATAATAGAGGCCTTCGGGCGCGGCACCGTCCGGAACGCGGAACGCGACTGACAGAGCTTTTCGCCGTTCGAGCGCAGGCAGAGCCCCATAACCGCGTGGCACGAACAGGTGCAGCCAGATCTGCCCAGTTTCTTCGTCAACGATTTCACCGACGCCTAGGCGATCGCCGTCCGCGCTGGCGACTTCGAACAGAACCCAGGGGTGCTGCTGATCTGCTGTGGCCTGCGCCATCGCATCCAGCACCGGAATGCCAAAAGGGGCCATGGCCGCAGAGGCCCTCTGGAAACCGTCCATCCAGACGACGGGAGACGTCATGTTCCACCTGCTGCAAAAAGTTTCCAGCCGCAGATCTGATCGCCGTCATAAACGGCTGTCGCATCTGTCAGCGTGTAGGTGCGGTCGCCATCCACGAGACGGTCATCCTTGCGAGGACGGTCATATCCAGCAGCTTGCAGCTCATCATTCAGGATTTCCGCAACGAACGGCATGACCGAAACGCCGGCTTCCAGTGCGGCCGTAGCAGGCGGCGCGGAATAGGCGATCAGGTTCACCGCTACGGGAGCAGGAAAACTGCCATTATTCGCACGGGACAGCGCCATCATGCGGCCTTTCCGTCGGATCTGACGACGCCGACGTTCTGTCTGATATCCCATCAGGCACACCCTGCGCTGCGGAAACGTTGCACCAGCCCAGCCGCTTCCGGTGTTAGTCCTCCTAAAGAGGGATCCGGAACAGTCCAGCTTGTGGAGCCCACGCCCTGTTCATTTTCTGATTTCAAAGTCGGATCACGGCCCTGAGCATAATAGGAGGCGGCTGCGACGCGCCGCACGGCCAGGCAAATGGCTCCCGGAAAATTTCCAGGTTGCACCGTTCCGTCATCCAGAGTGACGGGCGGGTTATATCCCGCCTCATAGGTCACGAGATACCGGCCTGCCGGCCAGAAAGGCTGCGTGACATCGGGCCGGTAAAGCTCGCCGCAGTCGTCATCGATGACCAGATCGTTGATGGTGTCTTGCTCAAGCGCTGTTCCGTTTCGTGTGACGGCAATCACGTTGTGAACGGGATAGACGCCAAGGAGCAGAGACAGCGTGCGAGGGAAGGGACGCACAAAGATTTGGTCCTGCCAGGTCTGGGACAGAAGAGGCCGGCCGATAAATGTCAGAACGGCCTCAGTCGCATCCAGAAGGTATCTCTGAAGGTCCGTATCAGACTGGGCATCTGTGATGCCCAGGTCCGCTTTCAGATCCGCCAGAGAGGCCAAAGGCACCAGGGCAGGAGCTGACCCGAGGGCAATGCTTCTCATCGATCAGTCTCCTGCTTGAGATCAGCCGCCGCCGTTCGCTGGCGCTGCGCCTGTCTGGAGCGCCTTGATGGCCGTACCGGCACCCGGCATACCGCCGCCGAAGCGCGCATATCCGAAGAAGGCGGTCTGGAGAGCGTCGGCATAGCGCTCATTCAGGCGCACGACCGACAGGCCTTTTACGTTTCGGAACTTGTAGTTCTTGAAGTTGCCGAACAGCACGGCCTTATTCCCGGCCCCAATGTCAGGCATGCTCTGGTTGATGTTCAGAGGCGAGCCAGAGAACATATCCGGTGCGCCTGCAGCAATGGATGGCGACCAGAGTGGGCGGCCTTCATTGTCCTTCAGCTTGCGCAAAGCCTTAAACGTCATATCGTTCAACATGAACGAAGCGCCCTGACGATAGGCTGGATCCACACTGTGCTGCAGGTCGATGATGTCATCATAGCCGATGGCAACAGTGGCCGTGGTGGCACCTACTCCAGCCGCCGTGCAGACACCCTGCGGCATATTCGTGCCGGTACCTACAGTCAGATCATCCGCCAGGGTACGGCCAAAGCGCGTCGCCAGAGCCGTGCGCAGGAAGGCATCCAGATCGAGGAAAGAATCCTGCATCAGCGTCCAGGGCACCAGGACGGCATCCGTGGCGTAGAGATAGGCCAGGACGTTAGAGATGCCGAACTTGAGGTCGCTGGTGCTGATCGTAGTGTTTTCACCAATGATCTTGGCGCGGGCCGATGTATCGTCGTTCGTTGGCCAGGGGAGCGGTGCACCTGATGCGGTGGAGATTTCGTCGAACAGATCCAGTGCTGTGAAGTATCCCTTCAGAGCGACCAGGAGCTGATCGGCAAAGAGGGGAGGCACGAGATAGCCGCCAGCCTGACCAGACTGAGTGCTTTGTGCGGCCCGGAACTCAGTGCCCAGGCGTGCCTGGTTGAGGGCGAAGACACGGTCCTCTCCGGCAAGGTTGTCCATGCCACCACGCAGCCACGCACCGAAGACACGGACTTCCTGCGTCTCACGATCGCGCTGTTCGTCTGCGCCTCGTCCTTCAACTTCGCCACGGGCCGCAATCTGCATGGCCAGTTCTGCTTCAGCAGCTTCTGCAGTCTCGATGCGGTCAATTCGGGCCTTCAGTTCGTCTGCCTCGGCCATCATGGCGTCGAACTGGGCATTCTGCTCGGCTGTGACGGTCTCGCCGTTGATCAGAGCGCGGGCGTCAGAAATCAGCTTCGCACGCTTGGCGCGTAGTTCCTTGGAACGCATGGAATGTCCTGTTTTAGATAGGAAATGGGTATGCTGCGCCTGTGCGGCGCGCTGCCGTAAAGTCATGTCTGATTCTGCCTCTCCTGGAGGTCAGTCAGAGCATGATCAGAGGGTGTTTTCGGCCTCGGCCAGACGGGCCATGCGCTGACGCGAGCACAGCGCCATATCGGCCGCCAGTGCGAGGACATCCTTGTCAGGTGTCAGGTCGATCTTGGCGGATGGCGAGGTCGTGCGGTCATCATTCACGATGACATCGGCCAGACCTGCATCCTTGGCCTCTTCGGCCGTAAACCAGGTCTCGGCGTCCATCAGTGCAGAAATCTCTTCCACACTCTGGCCTGTTTTGCCGGAATAGAGAGCAGCCATCTGGCCATCGATCTTAGCCATGACGCCTGCCGTGGCTGTCATGTCGGTTTTGTTGCCAACGACAAGGCCCCAGGCATTGTGGATCATCATGAAGGCGTTTGGAGCGATCATGACCGTATCGCCTGCCAGAGCAATATAGGAGGCCGCCGAGGCTGCCAGACCGTCGATGATGACATTGACCGTGCCATCATGCTGCTTGAGCGAAGCATAGATGGCTAGACCATCGAACACGTCACCGCCTGGGCTGTTGATGCGCAGGTTGATCGGTCCGGGACCGACTTGTGCGAGCTGGTTGGCAAAATCTTTTGCTGTCACCCCCCAGAAGCCGATCTCGTCATAGAGCAGGATCTCAGCCGGTTGCCCGTCTGCACGGGGGCGACTGGTCAGGGTCTGGGGAAGCCCTGCCTGCGTAAAGGCCAGGAGAGCGCGGTTTGAGAACCGGCCAGCCTGGGCATTGTAGCGTTTCATTCCTGTTGCCTTGGCGAAGGTTGAGGAACAGGCGGGGCATTATCCGGCCCCTTTGCTGCCTGTGTCGTCAACGGCACGTTGGTGCTGTTGATCAGTGGTGTGTCGCCGCCCTTAACGGGTGGCCGGTTCTTTTTCCGGCGCGCCTCATTGATGGTGCTGACACCGCTGGAGATCTCGCTTTGCATGACCGTGGCTGTCTTGGCCGGATCCATGGACAGCAGGCCGTCCCGGTCAAATTCTGCGAAAAGGCGTGTGCCGGAAAACAGCTTGTAATTCAGCTCGCTCTCGATCCGTCGCAGGTCTGCATCGAGCGAAAAGATCAGATACGCCAGCGTGTTCTCAGACAGGCCTGTGCCCCACGACGTGGTTTTGTCCGTCTCGTTTAGCAGGTGAAGCGGGACGCCAAAGAAACGGGAAATATCCGCTACCTGGTAACGTCTGGCTTCGATGGTCTGGAGATCCTGCGGTGAAAGCTGGAAGGGCGTGTATTTCGACCCCTCATCCGCGATGACCGTTTTTCCCCAGTTGGCTACGCCCGTGTGAGCCTCTTCCAGCTGCCTGCGGAGCCGTTTGAAAGCTGGGTCAGACATTTTCCCAGGCACCTGCATGACGCCGCTCGGCATCGAGGCGTTCTGGTGGACACGGCCTGTGCGCTCTTCCATCGAACGCGCCAGGCCGACCGAGCCACGAGCAAACGACTGGATCCGGGACAGGCCCTTGATTCCGTCAAAGCCCGGTCCGGGAATGTGCAGCATGTCTTCCTGGTGCAGCACTTCGCTGTTGCCGTCGTCGTCTGTGCAAACATAGAAATTGATGCCACGCTTGCCAGGCAATCGGACCACTTGAACCTGCCAGGGCATATAGGCGTCAAAGCCGATGACGCGGCCTGCACCATCGTAGCGGATGGCACTGTAATGATTGCCCCAGAGCAGCATGTTCACGCCCCAGAGTTCCCGCCAGGAGAAAGCCGTGAGAGCCCGTCCTGGAAAAGGTGCCGTCTGCAGCAGTGGCATCAGCCGATGGTTTGGCAGTTCTTCGCGCTGACCGTCCGCAGAAAGGCGATAGATCTTGAGCGGCAGACCCGCGATAACGCCTGCTTCCAAAGTTACGCATCGATACACAGCCGAGCAGGCCATGGCCGTACGTTCACTGACGGGCGGCATCCAGTCATCGCTTGTACCCGGAAGTCCCAGAAATTCGCCCCAGTTGCCGATCTCAGAAAGCGGCGTGCTGGGATTTTCGAGGCTCTGGGCCATCACGGGCGGCAAGACGCGCTCGATACGTTCCGAGCGAGGACGTTGAGAGCCGCCGAAAATGGAGTTCAGGAATCCCATAGGTCCTCACGGTCAAAGATGCTTTTTGGTCCGGGTGGCTCCGGGTTTTTGGACATGCAGGCGACGGCATCGAACGTGGCCATCAGGGGATCGATCTTCTTTCCGCCTGCCAGCTGCTTGGTGATTTCGATATTGTTGCCGCGTGCCTGGGCTTTGGCATTGCCGACGGCCCAGGCCATGATAGGACGGCCTCCATGATGGAAAGACCCATCAGCCAGCTTGCGCTCCAGGGTCTTGATCGGCCCGGTGAGCTTCCAGCCCTGACTGACACCCACGATCTGGCTTTCCTCGATTTCTCGGCGGCGAAGCTCAAAGACGATTTCCGCGACCCCTGCCGGGTCTAGGCCAACCAGGGCGAGTTTGCCTGATCGATTGAGGTCCTCGACGATTTCTCCCAGTTCGATGATGTCGTCCTGCATCGTCGTGACCAGCACGAGGTCCTGCTGTGTCTCAAAGTCGAGATAGCGGGGTGCTTCTTCCTTGCGGGTCTTCAGGACGTCACGGAATACCCAGCTGCGTTGCCAATGCAGCCATTCCTCAGTCTCGGCGTCACAGCCCAGAACAACCATGGACAGGAAGTCATCCAAACCACCGCCATCGATCCCGACCACGAGGACACGGGAACGTCTGACCACGTTTTCGAGGGTCAGATTTTGATCCCCTCGCTGTTCCCAGTATTTCGCACCGGCCCAGGCTTTTTCTCTGAGAGAGAGACCGACTTCGACATTCAGATGCTTGGCCATCCAGACCCGTAATGGGCCTTCGCCAGCTTCCTTTTGCTGATCATACTGGCTGGTCAGGAACTCGGTCCCGACCGATAGGCCGATATTTGGGTTGGTGATGTACCAGTTGTCCGGATCTTTGTGTTTTTCACCCTCGATAAAAGAGGAGGGAAACTCATAGATGACGGGAAAAAACTTCTTGTTCTCCAGCTTTCCGTCCCGGACAGACCGGGCATAATCCAGCTTGGATTTAAATACGCCGGCGGGCTCTTCTTCCGACTGAGTGGACAGGTAGATCACGAAGCCTTCCGACCGTGAGGACATGCCGCCCATGGCCTCCATGATCATGTTTTCGCCTGTTGGTTTCTTCCCGAATTCCCATAGCTCATCGATCAGAATGCCGGTCGCCTTCTTGCCGACGACTGCCTGGCCATCAGCAGCCACGACTTTGAGGGTGGCACCGGTCTGACGATGCTCGATGACGCGGTTGTACTTCTGAACGTGGAAGATGGCATCCAGGTCCGGATCGTTCAGGACCATATCCCGTGCGGGTTTGAACGCGTTGTCAGCGGCTTCCTTGGTCGGTGCCAGGATCAGAAATTCAGCAGAGCGTCGCCAGTTCAGGACGAGCTGCGTCAGCATGACGCCAGCAGCAATGGTCGACTTGGTGTTCTTCTTGCTGACCAGCAGGAAGAATTCGTTGATATGTCGGACGCCTGTGTCCGGATCGTAGGATCCAAAGAAGGATGCCGCGAAATCCTTCAGCCAGGGACGGCAGGACTCACCAATCGTCGGCTCGCCCATCACGTCGACGAGCTTCAGGGCGTTGAAAACGTCCATGCCCTGCTTGGCAGCGGCAGGGAAGAGGGGTGCGCAGGGGATCAGGCTTTCGCGGGCAACAATCCGCTGTTCCCAATCAGGGCAGGCCGTTGACCAGGTGAGGATCGCAACGGCTGCTGTAATAGCTGCGGCTTGTTTGACCGCTTTTTTTATGCCCGATCGTTTTGGTGTCGTTTTTCGTGCCCGCGAGGTTGTTTTGACCGTCCCCTCACTTGCCATTGTTCACCACGAGCTTTGGTTGGTTCATCGGAGCAAACCGACCGGAGGACGCCTTTTCAGCCTCATCCTTTTGCAGCTCTTTCTTACCTTTTTTCGCACCAGCTTTGCCGCCCAGAAGCGCGACAGTCTGCGCAATCGTTTTGAGCGAATTCGTACGCGTCGAGTGGCTGATGGCTTTCATCATGGCATCCCGCCGCCGCGAATTTTCGTCGTTAGCGGTCTCGATTTCGATCGCTTCCGAGATTTCGCCATGGTGCGCCGTGATGTCTTCCAGTTCATCGGTCATGCGCTCGGCTAGGCTCAAAAGACGACCTTCCAAGTCTTCGGGAATTGCTTCCGCTACGACAGGAGAGGGGCGTTTTTGCGCAACTGGTCGTTGGTGCGCAGGGGCGCGCACTTTGGGAGCAGAAGTGCGCGCCTTTTGCGCGCCTGTTTTCTCCCAGCCTTCAGACGCAATGCGCTTGCGCAGGGTGCTTTCAGCAATCCCGAATTTCTTGGCAAGCTGGCGGTTTGACAGGCTTCCCGCGCAATAAGCGTTGGCAATTTCCGCCCAGTCTGTTGGCGGTTTCTTCGACATTCTGGACCGTCCTGCGCAGGATGGTGCGCACCTCATTTCGTAATTTCAGGAAAAATTTTCACGCATGGGACTGGCGCGGTTACGCCCCCTGGGCCGGCCTGAAGATCCGACCCACCCCCTTCAATCCGTACCATTTCGGTATGGTTTGACGTATCGAGATGAAAAAATGGCAGTTTCCCGCCATTTTCACCAGCTTTTTGCCGTTCGCCTTGCTCTGGCCTGCGCCGTCTTGGCCGTGTGGCACGAACCACAGAGCAGCTGGACGTTCGATGGGTCCAGCTTCGCGCCGCCGTCCTTCAGCTCAACGATATGATCACCGAAGATCCGGCAGCCCGTGCGGCCGCAGCGCTCGCAGACGCGCCCACGCTGCTTGAGGATGGTGGCCATCAGGCCGCGCCATTCCTTCGACACGTAGAATGCATCAGCGGTCTTGGGAGGAACGCGGGCGATGCTGGTGTCCAGCACTGCCAACCCGCTGTTGATGCAACGTAGCAGTGCCATGACACCCTTCCGCCATAGTTCAGTTGGAGATCAAGACCTCACCACGCTTAACGGCAGCATGGGGATTAATCGTGTAATTCACGTTCACGCCTCTGATCTGGAAGGCTTTGAACATCTCTCGCACCTCAGGTCGATCATTCAAAGACAGGATGAAGCGCCCTTTGATCGATGCCAGCATATCAGCCATCTGTTCAAACTGATCACGGCTGAAAGGTGCCTTATAATCCTTCTCATTTCCCCAGTATGGCGGGTCGAGATAGAACAGCGTCTCGGCCTTGTCGTAGCGCCTGATGATGTCCTGCCATGGCAAACACTCGATCACAACGCCCGAAAGGCGCGCATGCACGTCTTCCAAGATCGGGCCAAGTTTTGCGACGTCAAATCGTCCTGAAGTGCTGGTCGCAACGCCGAATGCAGTCCACTTCGGATTGCCGCCAAAAGCCACTCTCTGAAGATATAAGAACCGTGCAGCGCGCTCCAGGTCTGTCAGGCTCCGGACGTCTGCGCTTCGGAGTCGCTCGAATTGTTCACGTCCAGTGATCTGCCATCGCAGCATGTCCATGAGCGGGACATAATGCCGCTGCAGGATCCGGAATAGATTAGAGACTTCACCGTTTAGGTCGTTGATGACTTCATGCCTGACCTTGAACGGACGCCGCAGAAAAACGCCACCCATGCCCGTGAAAGGCTCGACGTAGACGGTATGCGGAACATGTTTAATCTGATCGATGATGGTCTTCGCAAGACCACGCTTTCCACCCAGATAAGGCGCAACAGGACGCACTGGTGCGACAGGGATAAGTCCCTGATTCGACTCCCTCATTTATTTACCCGATAAAAGCCCCGCCACTGCAGTGGTCGGTGGGGCAGCTTCGCTGTGGGTGTTAGTCGCACCCGGATCAGCTGTGTACGCAGCTTATCCCCCACCACAGGATTGCGTCCAATCACATGGCAGGAAGCTGGTCAGGCCTTGGCAATATCCAAAGGAACCTGGATGAAGGCGGCATCCGGAGAGGCACGCTCATGAAAACGGATGTAGCTGCGAGAGGCATTCACCTTCACCGCGTCGGTGATGGCCTGCATGGCGCGCTTCCATTCCTCATCGTCAATCGAAAGACGGCGCAAACCAAGGATCTTTGAGACGTTCAGCTTGCCTTCCTTGCCGACGTCAAATGCATCGGTGACGACAGCGCGGATGTTGGCGTTTCCGCCTTCCGTCCAGCGGGTTAGGCAGCTGTCCACCAGTTCCTTGGCGATCTGGAGTTCAGGGCCGAAGGTGATGGTGTCACTGATAGCGATGGTCACGCGCTCGCAGCCGTCATAGGTCGCCAGCGTCAGATTGCCCTTCGCGCCACCTTTCTTGGCTCCATACTGTTCAGCCAGAAGGTCCAGAAAAGCCCGAATATCGCTGTCCGCATCCTCACGAAACTGGCGCATTCCATCCCGAATGGAGCGGGCACGCTCGAAGAGTTTCTTGACCAGTTCGTCCTGGAGAAGGTCTTCCGGCTTCACGTTCGCACGCGGGACAAGGCGTCCTGCGGAATCTGTCATGTAGTCGTCAGGATTGTGGCTCATGCCTGTTCTCGCTTGCGCTTGGCTTCAATCTCACGGGCACGGCGCGCCTCGGCAGCCGCCCAGAGCTTCATTCCAGGCATTCGGGCGTATTGTGCCGTGCGTTCGTAACGCTCGGCGGCGCGTGTCCAGAAATTCACGTTCTCGGCTCTGATTTCATCAGGCGTCTCAGGGCGTCGTCGGTATCGGGTGCTCATAGCGCTCTCCAATAATGGCCGACGCCGCGTTTTCGTGAGGCGTCAGTCTTTCAGGTAATTGCCGCCGCCATCGCCCTCTCGGACGTGGGCGTATCGTGTTGTGGTCTTCAGGTCGGAATGTCCCAAAGTCTGCTGGACGACGTGCGCTGGCGCGCCATTGTCCAGGGCGTGTGAGGCGTGGGCGTGCCGGAACCAGTGCGCAGAGGCATCAGGCAATCCGGCACGCTTCGCCGCCCGCTTCACGAGGCGATGTGCAGCTCTCAAGTGAAGCGGGCTCCCATCGTGGCCGGGGACGACAGGCGTATCGGGACGCCAGTCGTCTGCTCTCACAGCCACGATCTCTTTCCACAGCTTTGCGGGGACAAGCACATGGCGTGTCTTGTTTCCCTTGCCGAACACGGAGGCCACGCCTCCCTGTTGACGCCGTGTCATGTCTCGCCATTTGAGGGCGCACATCTCTGAGATGCGCAGCCCCATGAAATACAGAACGCGGAGTGCGACCCGCTTTCGCGGGCAGGGCTCCTGCTCGATGATGCGCTTCACATCCTCTTCCGTGAGGATCCGTTCACTGAGACGATCGCGCCCGCGCTCCAGGCGAAGCGCTGCGCCGACGTCCACGTCCAGAAAGCCAACGCGGACCCCGAAGGCCAGAGCCGATTTGACGGACGCCAACTTTCGACGGCGCGTGGCGTCTGATCCTGCGAGGCCATCAAACCAGCCTTGCAGGTCATCCAGGACAACATCCGCAAGCGGCTTGCCTGCCCACTGACGGAACGCATCCACATCCGCACGATAGGCGCGGGACGTGTTCGCGGATCGGTTGTGGAGCCACATATTCACGAGCCGATCGTCGTCAGAGATACGGGGCTTTTTCGCGTCCGTCGCTGGCGCCATTGGCCCAACTCTCCGACAAGTCGTTGAATTATAAGAGTTTCCGATCCTGCGGAGACCCTGAAAAACCGTCAGATAACAGGTATTATCGGACGGGTTCTGAACCCTTCTAGCGGGTTATCTGACACTCGGCCCGCACAGGGCTGTCAGATAACTCCGGGTTATCGTGTCGGCTTTTGGCCTGGTCAGTCAGAAGGCGATCCGCCTTTCTTTCGACCGCGATCACCCAACTTAGGACCGCGCGCCAGGATAGATTGATACAATCCTGAGCCACCGGCTTCTATTGCCTGGGCTTCGAGATCCCGACGAAAGCTGGCGAGGATTTTTCGCATGAAAGCCGGGTTGGCCTGCATGATGCGACTGTCCCAGCCATTCTTCTGCCAGCGCTGTTCGGTACATCGGACAACCACCGACCCTACCAGGCGAAGGGATTTTTCGCGCTTGCCCCAAATTGAGACATCCGCGCGATGGATATAGGTGCGATCAAAGATGACGGGCACGCAAAGCGCCCGCGCACCATCGACCGCAAGCACATAATAGTGCTGCGCGCCGCGACGGCACACGTCGCCTGCGCTCGCAGGTGCGAGTGTCCGCATTTCTGATTCACTTTTGGGGAGGGCGAAACGCCAATAAAAAAGACGTGGACCGTTTCCAGTCACACGTCTTCGTAGAGGTTAGAGGTTTACTGTCCATTCCTGTTTCAGGTCAACAGGTTTTTAGTGAATTTGGTTTATCTCGTAATAATCACCTAGCTGTTCCAGGAGCAGTTCAACAGCACCTGTCATACTCTGACGATTCTTGCCGTAGATCTCGGCAATCCGTGCAACAGACAATCCATCCAACACGAGCAAAACCAACAGATCTGCGGCATAGCGCCCCAACGTCCGCCGAACGCCCTCACAGCGCGCCACCGCCGCCGAACGTGCCAGCATCATGTCTTCAAGCGTGCCCTGCCCGGTAGAACGCCGCTCTGGATCGGCAGCCCCCATGATTCCGGTTTCAAAGTCACGCGCCCAACGCTGCGCCGCATCGACATGCCATTGTCTAATCGTTCCACTGCGCAGAAGACTATAAAGGCCAACGCCACGACGCATGACCTCAACTGTTTTCTTGTTCTTCTCCAGTTCTGCAAATGTAATTCGTTCAGCCCAAGCCCCCAGCATGGGGACAATTTCTTCTTTAAGGTCTTTTGTTGCCTCAGAGGCAGTATTCATCAGCGTTCCACGATTTGTGGGTTACGTTTACAAAAGCGGCCGTTTGCATCCCTGTTCGATGTGAACATGGCCAGACGGGCCTGGAGGGTGACAATCTCCAGGGCTTGGTTCGCTACTGTCTTCGCCATTGTGTCAGCGCGCTGTTGCGCCTGGTCGCGTTCGAGGCAGACAGTATCGAATTCGGAATGGGTAAGGCGGGCGAGAGCGCGACGGAGCATCACGCCGCCTGCTCCTGCGGGCGGTACCAGGCAAGATATGCCTCCCGCTGTACTGCGCAGGAGGGAAGCCCATTTGCCTGCGCAACACCCGGCCAATCCCGCACCATTGCAGTGAAATCGCGGTTTGCAGCCAGCATTTCGGTCTGGATTTTCTGCGCCTTGGCATAGTCTTCCAAGGCTCGGCTTTCCCAATCCGTCAGCGGGGGGGCTTCTGGCGTCGGATTGGTTGACACTCCAGCCTGATAGTCAGCCCAAAACCGTTCAATAGGTTTACAGAAAGCGCCCATTCGGTTGGCAGTATCGCCGTTCAGGGCCATTTTCTCAGCGTGCTGCTTTACAGCTTCGACCAGAATATCCGCCGGAACACCTTCCCGAAGGAAGCGACCGCAGATGCTCTTGGCGAAACCGGCCTGACCGCCAGGAAGGCGTCCGATCTTGAGAACGCGGGCGACGGTCTGGGAGATCAGCCCCTCTGAAATCTCAAGAGCCAGTTTCTCGGTTTGGGTTTCAGTGGGTTTCGTAGAATTAGAATCAGAATTGGATATATCTTTCTCTACTTCTAGATCTACGGGAAACCCAGAAACCGGTTTCGAAACTGAAACCCCCGAAACCAAAACCGTTTTCGGAAACTGGTTTTGGTTTTCGGTTTCTGAATTACGCCCACCTGATACAGGAGACAGGAGCCGCATTTCACGTTGTGCGGTCGCCTCACGCTCCCGACGTTCACGGGCCGCTTCCGCCGTCTCTCCTTTGCGTGGACGACCGCCCTTAGCCGCGTTGGCGCGGGAGGTCATCGCCTTCACACCAGCATCAGGAGCAAATTCACCCGCCGTCTGGCGCTCTTGAAACTCTTCCAGGCGCCGTTGACGCTCGGCACGCGCTTCAGCCCGCTCCAGGCGACGGATATGCCGTTCTACGAGGTGAGGGCTGTAAAGTGCCCCATCCTCATCCCGGAGAATGAAGCGTGTAAACTCGAGTTCAGGCAGCACGCGTCGAAGAACGTCCGCGCTCTCGCACGCCATCTGCGCTACCTGCGCGTCATCTAGCGCACGACCGCCAACGCGAAACACGACGTCACGGGCCGCTTTGAGCGCATCCATGAGTGAATGAAACACGCCACGCTGTTCGGCAGGCAGAACCTTCAGAAACGCCATAGACGGCACATCGTCGCGGTCAAACGTGGTTGGGATTTGGATCGTCATGCTTGCGATCCCTTCTTGATACGGGACCGAACGGCACGAAGGCCGTGGCTCACCGCGGTCTGGAGTTTGCAAAGTTCAGCTTCAAGTTCGACAGCTTCGCTGTCATCGATGACACCGTCCGCCATAATGCGGACAGTCGTCGTCATCGTGTCGCCAGCACGCTTGGCCACCAGCTCCATGCTGGACGGAATGTGACCTTCACCGACATGGACCGGCACGAGGACGTATCCGAGGTGCTGCGCCATGACTGAAAGAATCAACGGCTCCTGGGCAAACTCATCAAGGGCGACGGCAACGTCCACTGGAATGACAGAGGCAGAATGACGCTTCTGATATTCAGAGATCCGCGCGCGGCTGACCCGTGAGGCCTCGGCAGCAGGATCCACGCCACCGATGGCTTTGACGGCCATCTGGGTCGCTGTCTTGATACGGGAAAGCAGCGTCATGCTGCACCTACAATACACAGATAGGCAGATTCGTATTTTTTAGCTGGATCAAGTACGCTTAGACGCGAAAATAACTCGCATGAGCTGCATCCATGACATTCTTGATTCTCATAATTATTTTGGGCTGCATTGTTGGCGCTATAGCTACTTCTAAGGGAAGGGCATTTTTCCCGTGGTTCGTCTACGGCATGCTTCTCTTCATTGTGGCAATAGTTCATGTTCTGTGCGTCAAGCCACTGAACAATTCTCCGATCGGTCCGGCGCTCAATACGAAAAAATGTCCACAGTGTGCGGAGACAGTTCAAGCTGATGCTCGCATTTGTCGGTTTTGCCGTTACGATTTCGAAAATCCCGGCAACCATAGACCACTTGATCAAATGGGAGCGGTTCCAGACAACCGGAACTGATTTCTCATTGAACTGAGCAGCCAAGACAGCATCTTGCTGACGGCGGCATGAGCGAAGTTTACGCTTCAGAATATGAAGAATGCTCATGCTGCTTTTTCCGCATCTGGACGGACAATGACGTTTTCTGGCCAGGTGGCACCGAGCGGCCAATTGGCGGAAAAAAATTCGACAACGCGGTTAAAGGTATCAACCCGGCAGCCTCCGCCAGTACGCAAACGAGAAAAGAAATTTCCGTCACATCCTGCGAGATTGGCGATACGAGCCTCGGAAATTCCACGCGCCTCAGCCATGGTCTCTGCAAGGCAAACCAGTTGTTTCCGATAATCCAGCATCATCACTCCAAATGCGATACTTTCATCGCATCTCGTACGATACTCATATCGCACGACAATGACAAGCTTATGCGACAGAATTATCGCATGAGCTACGAGTTGCTACTTGCCCGTATTGATGAGCGCCTGAAGGCGACTGGTATGTCCGAACGCAAGGCGTGCATAACTGCTGATGTCGGCCTAAATACGATCCGACACATCAGAAAACGTGGTCACGCCCCCAAGCCAATAAATCTCCAAAAATTGGCTGTAGCTCTCGGTGTGAACCCTTCCTACTTTCTTGATGCAGCAGCGGGTAGCGAGCCTGTTCAGAGTGCGCAATCTTCTGAAGCACAGGAAATTCCCGTAGGAACGGTCTTTGTAAAGGGAGCTGTACAAGCCGGTCTATGGCAGGATGCACTAGATTGGCCCGCTGAAGACTGGCGAGCGATTAACGTTCCGGCTGATAACCGCTTCATTGGCGTTGAACGATTTGGCTTGCTCGTTCGTGGTAGCAGTATGAACCGTGTTTACCCAGAAGGAAGCATTGCGATAGCCGTGCGCACTGACTGCATCGGGAGAATGCCTCGAACTGGCGAGCGGGTTGTTGTTGTGAAGCGTGGCGAAAGTGGTCTCGAAGCGACTATTAAAAAATATGAAGAAACAGCTGAGGGTAGGCGGATTTTATGGCCCGAAAGTTACGATCCGGCATTTCAGGCTCCGCTAATCTTGGATGATGTAGCGCTGGCTTTGCCTCGAGATGGCCACGATGCAGATCATGCGTCTGCATTAGACTTGGAAATTATCGCAATCGTGGTTGGTAGCTACCGTCCGGAATAAAATGCGATAGTTTTGTCGCATTTTCTCTTGATAGCGATAAAACTATCGCATAACGATACTCCTATCGCACCGACGCGATGGAGATCGATATGTCATTGCCCGCAGGTGAGGCGCGCCAGTCTCACATCATTCTACAAGTCCGGACCATCAACGGGTCCGATTTTGAACTTATTGTCTTTCCAAATAGCACAGCCACCTATCGGCGGAGCTTTCCGTATCCGGCGAGGGTAGAAGGTAGCGCGCGAATTTTCGCGGCGTCTCTTGAAGGCGGGATACCGCGGCCCGTAGGCATGAAAGGCGCGTTACTGGCTCTCATGAATAAGTGTCAGGAGGCACTTGCGGAGCCTGTATCTGAAAAGACTGTCGTTGATTATCTGGTCAGCTTGCAATCGTCGTATGAAACTGTCCAAGCCTGCCTGATAGGCTCCATGCGCAATAAGACTGACATGCCTGACCAGCAGGAAGGGTAACGGGCATGTCAGAGTTTCAGATTAAAAAGTTAGTAACGGGGCTTGATCCGACGGTCGTAGTAGGCCCTCTCCAGAAGCTCAAGTTGACTAATAAAGTCATCTGCGAAAATCTGTTGATCGCCTGCCCCCTGAGCAATCTGCGCACAAACCATATTGGAAGCGGCAATAATAAGCGCGGCTTTTATTTCGTTGTCGGGATATGCTGTTTTAAGAGGCTGAGTAGTCATAAGTATTCCTTTCTCGGTCCTGTTGGCGCAGCGAGAATGGAAGGTGTGGGAGAACGTATCAAGCGATTCTCCCACACAAATATCCTGTCCCTCAGAACGGGGGAAGTATTATGAATAATCACACAGTCAACAGTTTCGACGTTGCGAAAGCACTCATCATCCTGTGCCGCAACATGCCGGAGAGATTTCATGACCTAGGAGCTGCAGCATGATGCGGCCGCTTCATCCTCTTTTGCGCGGTCATACCGATCAGACGTTTGCAGAATATCTGTCTGACCGCCCGCTGGTAGTTCAACAGAAAGCACGGGAGCGGCGCGTGTGCCTGGTGCATGCACGCGCAAGAGCTGCTGATGCGTCTATTCCGGGCATCGCCAAAGCGTATGCCGCAACGGCTGAAGCTGTTGAGGCGGAACTGGTCGCTCTGCTGCACGCCACGAAGCCGGCAGAGGCCATCCCGTTTCCGGAGCCTCCGGTGCGCGGTCCTCAGACCATGCAAGATCTGCTGATGCGCACTGAGGCCGCAAAGGCGTCCGGTCGCCTCGCTGGCTTCCTGCGCTTTTGCACCGACCTTCTGCCAGGAGGGCGCGATGTCCACTGAATTGATGGACCTGCTTTTGCCGTGTGGGTTGGTAGCCTTCATTTACGGGGCCGGGATCGTCACCGGGCTAGTCATCAAGTCTGCCGACAACTGGGCACAGTCTTTCAATGGGAGGGCCGCGCCATGAAAGGAGAGATGAGATATCCGGACATGTTCACGGTCTGCATGCTTGGCGTTCGCCCTCGGCCATATGCGGGCCAGCGTTATGCCGAATACCGGGACGCTGAACGTCAGGCCAAAGAAGACGTCCGCGAGACCCTATGCGACCACGATATCTATTTGGGCAATCGCCTGATCGCCACGGTCTGTTCGCCGTCCTTCGCAGGGAAAATCAAGGTCGATCTTACTGAACTGGGGAGCCGCTTTGCATGAGTGGGCGTATTGTCCAGATGGCGCCTAAGGTGCTGGATATTGGGGATGCTGCGTCCTATCTGGCCATGTCCGAGGGGACATTCAGGACGCATGTCCTTCCGCATGTTCGGCAGATAAATCTCTCAGCGCGGCGGAGAGGCTATCTGGTGTCTGATTTGGATCGCTGGATTGATCGGCAAGCGGGTGGGACAGGGGAACTCGCTCCTGCTTCCGCCAATCCTTGGGACGCGATGATTTGACGACGCTGCGGTTGCCTTACATTCAGCGTTTCAAGGATCGGCACGGGAAGGTTCGGTATTACTTTCGCAAGAAGGGGCAGAAGAGCATTCCGCTGCCAGATCTGCGCGATCCGGGTTTCATCGCTGCGTATCAGGCTGCTGTTTCTGGTGCTGAACCACGAGGTCTGGACGCTGCGAAGGTTACGCGGACGGGAAGCCTGAGGGATGTGATCGAGTCCTGGTACGCCACGGCGCACTTCAAGACGCTGGAAGAGAGTACCAAAGCTGTGTATCGGCGCTTACTGGAGCGAATGCGCGGCGCGGATTATGCGGCGAACCCGGTTTTGCTGATGGAAAGCCGGCATGTCCGGATGGTCATGGCCCGGCATAATGACTCGCCCACGACGGCCAATCGTATGTTGCGGCTGCTCTCAATGTTGATGGAGCACGCCATTCATATGGGGTGGGCTGAGAGTAACCCGACGGCGG